TGGATTCTTTCTAGATGCGCATGTTGGGCAGCAGCCCATCATCTTTGGTGTACTACCCGCCATTGTCCAACCATAACACATGGCCGATACAACTCTAACGCTCATTAATGCCGCGGCATCCGTTATTGCTAACCTCTCGGACGGGTTTCGTGATATGCGGACCGGTGGAGAACTCTCCATAGGCGCGGAGCCACCACTGAGTCGCGACGCGGCGCCGGCATCTCCAAAGCCCGGACTGCTAGGCAGGCTTGGTGCTGTCACGAGCGCCGCGGGGATGACCAGCGGCGCCTTTGCCGCGGTTAAAACCGCCCTTCAAGCACGCGAATCTGCGGTGTTGTTTGCCTCCTCATTGACAGAAGCCGCCAAAGGCTTTGATGCCGCCGGACGCGCATTGCAAAAAGGGCAGACCTCCATACAGGATGTGACGTTTCGTTCTACGGCCGTCGTGGCGGATACATTCACGAGTGCGAGCGAGTTAGCACAATTCACTGGTATGAGAGTGGGGAACATCTCGTCGTCAGCCGCGGTCGCCTTTGCAACAAAACTCAAACACCGACAAGCACAAATCTCTTCGATGGCGGGGCAATTTGCCTCCATCGCGTCGGCCGCGACCGTGGTCGGTGTCCTCATCAAAGAGAATCGTAATCGAATTCCCAATCCACAAAAGGACGACGTTGATAGGCCGTCCATTTCGCGACTGGCGCAGGGTGGTGAGGCTTCGTGGCTGGACCGTGTGCTTCGGGACAAGCGGAAACTGCTAGCGGTAGGTATTGCTGTCGGTTCTGGTGCGCCCAGCTTTTGGGTTCGTCACCTGACCAGTAAGTTAAATCCGCTAAAAAGTTTTACAAAATTGCCGGGGTTTCATGTGGGTCTGAATATGATATATGCGGATAAGCAGGGTGGTGCGTCGGCCGGAGGCACTTGGAGTGAACCTGCCTCGCCGTATGCTGCCCAGTATCCACATAACCACGCGCGACAGACAACATCAGGACACATAGAGGAGTGGGACGACACGCCAGGCGCGGAACGTGTCCACATCTTCCATCGCTCGGGGTCGTTCGTTGAGATGCATCCTGACGGCAAAGTGGTGTATAAGTCGATGTCCCACGGCTATCAGATTAGCATGGGCGACCATAATGTCAAAGTCAAGGGAAATTGTAACTTCTCTGTCGATGGGAATGCGACCATTCATGCAAAGGGTGAGGCACATCTTCAGGGCGATGAAGGCGTTAATATCCAGACGAAGAAGGATTTTAATGTCTATGCGGAGAATATTAATCTTCGCGCCAAAAATACGGCAAAATTGGATGGTAAGCTAATTGATCTGCGTTATGCCAAACTGCCGGGCGTGCCTGTGATGACGATGTCTGGACCTGCGGTTCGATTTCTCACAAAAGAATATGCACGAGACTATCCGCTCGCGGCAAAGAAGATGGAGGCGCAAAGAATATTGACCGAGCTACGTCTCAACGTTGACCTTGTCGCATTTAGGGCGGCCACCCCATTGACATTGACAGCGGCGAACTCCGCTGGCGCCCATGCGATAAAAATGATAGCAGGTCTTGAACAAGAGAAGGGCACGACCAAGACACCACCAACCGACTATGCTTCGGAGTTGCCTGAGTATGATCCGACGAATCCAACGGAGCTATCGAAACCTCGTGAGAATCCGTTGGGCAATCCACTCATCTATCACGCTACTACGCAAGCGGCCATAGACTATCGGGAACTCCAGTTCGACACCCGCGAAGAAGTGGAGGATGCTGTACAGTATCAGGCGCACATGGATACCCGTAAGGCGCTGAAAGACATCCCCGAAACAGAGGGTCCTGCACTCGAAGGAAATCGAACGACCCCAACATCGAAGCATACTGTTCCCGAGAATTTGCCGTTAGTTGAGTATCTGACACGGTCGGACTATTATGGAAAGTTCGTAAAAACGCCTCCCGGTCCGGTCCCGAAAAGTACCGCACTTGGGGGGACCCCCTTCACGGTAGGAATGTTGGCGGATAGTTATTCACAACCCGGCGTGGCGATATTCGTGGATAAAAAGGAACCACCAATAGATGAAACGGCCGGGTATGTGGATTCTACCGGATCGGTAGTTGAAGGCCTTCCACTCACCCCAGTCGAAGATCTTGATGATGTGGAGTTATAATGGCATTCGTACAACAACAACTCTCTGCGCCCCCATATCTTGTCGGACCGGATCAGACGGCCGTTACGCTCAACGCAGAAATCGTTCGTGATCTGACCGATGATGCGTGGCTCAAAGCGCAGATTTCTAGTTCAGAGGGTTGGGACCAATCCCACGGCGGAAGATCACGCGGTAGCCAAGCACTTGCATCTTGGATGCAGCAGGCCCGCACGCCGATGGTGTTAGACGACGACCAGGTCTATGTGGGATGGAGTGAGTATTGGTCATCTCTTATAACCTTACGCTCGCTCGGTGGTCGGCGCGCTCTGACTGGTACCGCGCAGGGTAATAAGAACAGTAAAGGCGGCCGCCTCGGCGCGGCGGATTCGTTTGGATTTGCGCTTTCCGAGGTCTCCGTGGCGCTCGCCGCCGGGACCGCTCCGATGGGTGTGGATATCGAATGCATTCCGCTATCGAGTCTCGCGAAGAACGGCATTACACAACAGCTTGGGCTGCTTCAAGACGATATTCTCTACAACCTGTCGCTCTTGTGTAAAAATGTGTTGGAACCCGTCAAGGCGAAATATCCCGGCATTGTTATTGTGAGTGGGTTTCGTCAAGTGAATACCGGAATCGGGCCGCACGAACGTGGCCAAGCGGCTGATATTATCATTCCGAGTGCGGCAGATACATTGCTGTATGAGGTCGCCGATTTTATTGTCAAGACATTGCAGTTCGATCAGGTGATTCTCAACTATAGTATGCGTCGATCGCCATGGATTCATGTATCATTCGTATCGACGGGATTGCGCCGTACGGCGCTCACGCGAGATTTTGATGATACGTTTCACTCGGGGCTCTTTTTGATTACCCCCAAAACTGGAGAAGACCGGGCGGCCGCGCTACGCGAACAAATAGAGTATCGTGATAAGATTGATGCGGAACTACAAATCGTAGAGAAGCGACAGCTTGCCTTGAATCCAGATATCGTGATTGGTGATGCGACGGCGCCCGGAATGGGAAGTGCCGGAGAAGATGCTGCCTCCGGTGGTGGTGATCATGGCGAGCCAGACGGCACCGTACCAAACGAGATGAGTATCGTCCAGTCGGTCTTTGACGCGCTCGGGCCCGGCGGGGTTGCGTGGGATTTTACTACTCACGATGGCGGCGGGGCATTTGTCGAAGCGGTGGTCAGCGCGTTGCCTGGTGAATGGGGACATGTCGGAAAGTCGGGTGGCCAGACGATGGCCAACGGGCATGCTGTCGATGCGATAGCGTATAAGAGTCCCACACCGTTGTATAATGGTAAATGGTTTCAGGTGATTGACATCATCAGTTCAGTTGGGTCCGCCACCGGGTCGCCCCAGTGGTATCCCGTGGGCGCCCCTGTGGGCGATACGCCAGATGGCGAACTGGGTGTCAACGGACCTTGGTACCGTTAATCTCACATACTAAATACTAGAGACACATGCCTGAGATATCAACCATTTTCACTAAGACGCGGCCGTATAAGGATGTCTCGTTGACATTTGCACGGAACGTAGTAACGTCTGATGTGGTGACGGTGTCCGATGCCGATGCGGTGAAACGATCACTGAAACTTCTAATCATGTCGCGTGCGGGAGAAACGCCGTTCTTTCCCGAATTTGGTTCGCGCATCTTCACGTTGTTGTTCGAACCCATCGATACGATTACGACGGTGATGCTACAGCATGAGATACGAGCTACGGTTGATGCGTATGAGCCGCGTGTCCGCATCCGCCAACTTACGGCAATGCCAACCAGTGATGAACAGGGATATGATATCGATTTCCTTTTCACCATTGCGAATCAAGTGGCGCCCGTAACGCTAACATTATATCTCAGCAGATTAAGATAAGCCATGGCCACTACACCCGCACAACTTCCGATCACAGAATTGGACTACGATCAGATTCTGAGTAATCTGGTCACCTTCATGAAGGATGATCCGACCTTTTCGGATTATGACTTCACGGGGAGCGGCCTACGTTTGCTGTCGCGTGTGCTGGCGTATGTGACCTTCTACAATAACTATTATGTAACCGCTGCGGTGAATGAATCGTTTCTGGACACCGCACAACTCCGGTCGTCGATTGTTTCTCATGCCAAGATGTTGGGGTACAATTCGCACGGCACACAGAGCGCGGTGATTACCACAAACGTGACGGCGACCATGACCAGTTCTTCAGCAACCTCCGTCACGTTGTCCAAGAACACAAAGTTTGAACTGAACGACGACACGTCTTACCTATTCTATACAGTGGACGATACGGCGCTGCTTCAGAATACCACCACAGCGAACAACTATGAGGCGTCAGATGTGCTGCTCGTTGAGGGGCGTCCTGCCGATTATCAATTCACCGTCGATGTGAATGACCCAACGCAACGCTTTATTATACCCAACGCGAATGCGGACTTCTCGCATATCAGCGTCGTTGTGCAGGAGAGTGCGTCAGCCAATACACGCACGACATTTCTCCAACCAACTAATGTCGCACTCGTCAATGAGGCAAATGCAATTTTCCTCGTGAGTGAAGCGTATAACGGCTATCCTGAATTGACGTTTGGTAATGGTGTCATTGGGAAGAAGTTGTTACATGGCAATATTGTTCTTGTGGATTATTACATCAGTCGCGGCGCTGCCGGCAATGGAATTGACGGTCCCTTCACCATCAACGACCCCTCCTTCTCTGGGCTCGCCCGTGGTGTGACTGCGACGATTGATGCCGATACTGTTGCGAGTTATAATGGGTCCGACGCGGAAGATGTCGACCAAATTCGCTATATCGCGCCACTCATGTATTCCGCACAAAATCGCTGCGTCACCGGAGATGACTATAAGTCATTGATTCTTGCGGAGTATGGGGATAGCATTGCGGCGATT